TAGAACCTTTTCTAAGAGATGTTCAAGGTCGTAGAGGTATATCAGACTTTTTAGTTAAATGTGATGCATCCAATAATACTGGTGAAGTCATAGATAGAAATGAATTTATTGCTGATATATTTATTAAACCTGCTCGTTCAATTAACTTTATTACATTAAACTTTATTGCCACAAGAACTGGTATAGCGTTTAGTGAGGTGGGAGGTTAGATATGGCTAATATAGATGATTTTAAAGCAAATCTGATTGGTGGCGGTGCTCGTGCCAATCAGTTTAGAGTAACAATAACTCCACCACCTGGCATTGCAATAGGACTTGATGTAAGAAGAACATCATTCTTATGTACTGCTGCTCAATTACCACCATTTACTCTTGGTGAAATTGCAGTTCCATTTAGAGGAAGAAATATCTATGTGGCAGGAGATAGACCAGAATTTGCAGAGTGGACTACAACTTTCCTTAACGATTCAGACTTTATGATTCGTAATGCAATGGAAAGATGGAACAATGGAATCAATGACCTTGCAGATAATACTGGTGTAATTAATGCTGCTGATTATCAAACTGATTTGTTTGTAGAACAGTTGGACAGAGACAGCACAGTATTGAAAAGTTATATTTTTAAAAGTGCATATCCAAGAGATATTACTGCTATTGATTTAAGTGCAGAAACAGTAAATGCGATTGAAACTTTTGATTGTACTTGGAGATACCAACACTTTGAAGCTTCAGGTGTCAATTTTTAACCTACTAAATATACTCATACAGTAGGGAGAGATTAATATTATGGCTGAACTTTTTGGGTTTAAATTTAATAGAATAAAAGATGATAAGGGGAGTGAGAAATTCACTCCTCCATCTATGGATGACGGCAGCATAGAAGTTGCTGGTGGTGGGTTCTTTAGTCAAGTCTTAGACACGGACGGTAGAGATAGAACCGAAGCAGATTTAATTAGAAGGTATCGTGATATTGCACAACAATCAGAAGTAGATAGTGCGATTGAAGATATTATCAATGAAGGTATTGTTGCAAATGAAAGAGCTCAGGCTGTTACAATTGTATTAGATCAATTACCTTATCCAACCAAAATCAAAAAAAGAATACAAGAAGAATTTAATTCTGTCTTGCAACTTTTAGACTTTGACGTAAAAGGTCACGACATATTTCGTAGATGGTATATTGACGGAAGACTTTTCTATCACAAAGTTATAGATAGAAAGAATCCAAAAAGAGGGGTTCAAGAATTACGTTACATTGACCCAAGAAAAATACGAAAAGTCAAAGAGATTTCAAAAGAACAAAAAAAAGGTACTAGTATTGAGTTAATCAAAAGGGTTAATGATTACTACATGTATAATGAAAAAGGTTTACAAGTAGCTAGTGGTACACAAGAGGGTATTAAAATTTCCCCAGATAGTATTACTTACGTTCCTTCTGGATTGATTGACCAAAATAAAGGTCATATACTATCATATTTACATAAAGCAATTAAACCAGTTAATCAATTAAGAATGATTGAGGACTCTCTTGTTATCTATCGTGTATCAAGGGCTCCAGAAAGACGTATATTCTATATTGATGTTGGTAACTTACCAAAAGTTAAAGCAGAACAGTATCTAAAAGATGTTATGAATAGATATCGTAACAAACTTACATATGACGCATCTACTGGTGAAATCAGAGATGATAGAAATCATATGTCAATGTTAGAAGATTTTTGGCTACCAAGAAGAGAAGGTGGTAGAGGTACAGAAATTACTACATTGCCAGGCGGTTCTAATCTTGGTGAGATAGAAGACATTAAATATTTTCAAATGAAACTGTATAGGTCTTTGAATGTTCCTATTTCAAGAATGGAATCTGAATCACAATTTAGTTTAGGTCGTTCTACAGAGATTACAAGAGATGAATTAAAATTTACTAAGTTTGTACAAAGACTTCGTAAAAGATTTACACCTCTATTTACAGATATACTTAAAACAAATCTAGTCTTAAAGGGTGTGATTACTTTAGAAGACTGGGATACTATGGTACAACTTATTCAGTATGACTTCTTACAAGACGGCCACTTTGCAGAATTAAAAAGAGCTGAGATGATGGAAAGTCAAGTAAATGCATTACAAGGGATAGAGGGTTACATTGGTACATTCTTTAGTAAACAATGGGTACAAAGAAATGTTCTAAATATGACTGAGATGGAAGTTGATGAAATGCAAACTCAAATCAATAAAGAAGCTGGGCTTGATCCAGAAGATGGTGGAGTTGACGTTCCAGATAATACAGATGGTATCACAAGATACCCACAAGTTGATGGAGCCCCAATATCACCAGATGATATAGCTGGTGGAAGTGCTTCATCAGATAATAACGGAAATGGAGATGATAATGAGTAGTAAAGAATTTGTAGACGCAATATCTAATGGCAGTAACTTAGAAGCAGAAGATGCTTTTAAAAGTGCAATGCAATCAAAAATTGGTGATGCGTTAGAAACTAGAAGAAAAGAATTAAGTAAAAACTATGCACAAACTGTGCCTGCAACGGAAGAAGGTAATGATTAAGAAGTTTGATGAACTGTATTTACCAGTCATAGAGAAAGATGAGCATAAAAAATCTAAGGGGTATAAGAAATTATCCCCTAAGATGAAAGATGCTGTGGACGATATTTTTAAAAGAATGGACTCTAAACCTTCAGATTTCCTAAATACTTTTGATAAAACTATAACAGCAATTTCAAAAAAATATAAAGTTCGAGAAAAAGAACTTATATCATATTTTGAAAAAGAAATGTTAGCAATTTAAGAGGAGTTAGTAATGGCTATTGTTGCAAGAATATTAAGAGACACCGTAGTAAATGCTGCTGGTGCTGGTGGAACAGTAACAGTTAAGGTTGATATCGAAGATGATGCTGCTGCAAATGGTGCTATACTAGATGCAAGTGCTTTAGATGGACATGCAAACGGAGCTAAATTACACATTAAAAGACTTTGGTGGGCATTGACTCAAGGAAGTGCTGATGACGATACTGGACATGTTGAAATTCAAGAAGTAGCTGCAAGTACTGATATTGTTCAGATTAGACTTGCTGGAACTGGACACTATGATGGTTCTGCTGGATTGATTAAGGGAACTGCGGCTAACACAACAGCAACTTCTGGTGACCATGAGATAACTACTTTCGGTACATCTGGATTTATTATAATTGAATTCAAAAAAGATGAAGCATATACTGCATAAGGGATAGAATTATGAAACTGATATCAGAAGAAGTACAAGACGTAGAATATATCAAAGAAGAAAAAGAAGGTAAGAAGACTAATTATAAGATTAGAGGTATCTTCATGCAAGCTGATATCAAAAATCGTAATGGTCGTGTATATCCTATGGAAGTTTTAACTAAAGAGGTTGGTAGATATAATAAAGAGTATATCAAAGAAAATCGTGCATTTGGAGAACTTGGACACCCAGATGGCCCAACAGTTAATCTTGAGAGAGCATCACATATGATTACCTCTCTAGAACCAGACGGAAAGAATTTTATCGGCGAGGCTAAAATACTTAGTACTCCAATGGGAGAGATTGTAAAAAATCTTATGGACGAAGGTGCTAAATTAGGTGTATCCTCTAGGGGTATGGGTAGTTTAGACCAAAAAGGTGGGGCAAACTATGTAAAGAGTGATTTTTACCTTGCTACTGCTGCTGACATTGTTGCAGACCCTTCTGCTCCAAGTGCTTTCGTAGAAGGCATTATGGAAGGTAAAGAGTGGGTTTGGAATAACGGTAGTCTAATTGAAGAAGAACTAGTTCGAATGAAAAAGAGAATATCAAATAGAGCTAAAACGAAACATGCTAAGGAAGATGCATTAGAGTTTGCAAAATTCCTTAAAATGTTATAATTTATAAATAAATAAAAGTCTTAAAGTAAATAGAAGGAGTAATCCCCATGGCTGACGAATTAGATAAAACCATTGAGGAATTAGAGGCAGAAGTACTTGATGAGCTTGAAGAAGCGAATGGTGCTGACGCTCCTAAAAAATCTGCTGGTAAAGCAGATTCAATGGACAAAGTAAAAGGTGAGGTACAAGATACTGGTAATCCAGTTGTCTCGCCTGACCAAAAAGATAGCCCTGCCAAAAAAATTGCTGCAGCTGCAAAAAAAGTAAGCGGTGATGCACAACAAAAAGGTGAAGGTAAACCAGATACAATGGACAAACCTAACGCAAAAGCTGATGGTACAGGTGCAACAAGTAAATCTCTTGCAGCTGGTCACGTTCCAGAAGGAGAAGAAGAAATCTCTGAGATGGGACATGAGAAAAACGAAATGGACATGCCTAAAACTAAAGCAGAAATGCAAAACAATATGATTAATGCTATGAAGAAAATGAAAAAAGGTGAAATGGAATCAATGTATGCTTCATACATGAACGGTAAAGAAAACATGGACAAAGAACCTTCTGAAGAAGAAAAAGAAAAAGCAGAAGCTGTTGAAAAAAGAGTTAAAGACATAGACGTAAAAGAACATGTTGATGCTCTAATGAACGGTGAGGGTGACCTTTCTGAAGAATTCAAACGTAAAGCTGCAACAGTATTTGAAGCTGCAGTAAAATCTAAAGTCCGTGATGAAGTATCTAGATTAGAAGATGATTATCGCAAAGACTTAGATGAAAATATAAACGCAACTAGAGATGAGTTAACTGAAAAGGTTGACAACTATCTTAACTATGTTTGCGAAGAATGGACTAAGGATAACGAATTAGCAATAGAACGTGGATTAAAAGGTGAAATTGCTGAGGACTTTATTTCTGGATTGAAACAATTATTTGAAGACCATTACATTGATATTCCAAACGAGAAGTATGACGTATTGGAAGCACAATCTGAAAAGATTTCTAAATTAGAAGCAAAGTTAAGTGAATCAATCGAAAAGAATGTTTCATTAAGAACTAACAATGCTGGTCTAGTTAAGGAACAAGTTATATCTGATATGAGTTCAGATTTAGCTGAAACAGAAATTGAAAAGTTTAAGTCATTAACTGAAGACGTAGATTTCTCAGACGAAGATTCTTACAAAGAAAAGTTAGAAACTTTAAAAGAAAACTATTTCCCAAAAGTAAAAACAGTTGTGGCAGAAACAGTTGATAATGTAGAAACTGGCAACGCACAGGACATTGATGTAAGCTCCTCTATGACGGCATATATGTCTGCTATAGGTAGAGGCGTTAAAGGTCAATAGTGCAAAAATGATTAATTTTATAAATAATAGTAGAAAATATTAAGGAGAAACAAATGTTTCAAACAGAACATCTACAAGAAAAGTGGCAGCCAGTCCTAGAGCATCCAGAATTACCAAAGATATCGGATTCTTACAGGCGTGCCGTTACTACAGTTATTCTTGAAAATCAAGAAAAAGCTTTAAACGAAGACAAAAACTTCCTAACAGAAACAGCACCAACTAACTTCTCTGGTGGTAATGCAGCTATAGATACTTGGGATCCAATTTTAATCTCATTAGTAAGACGTTCTATGCCTAACTTAATTGCATATGACATCTGTGGTGTACAACCTATGACTGGCCCAACAGGTCTTATCTTTGCAATGAGAGCAAGATTTGCATCTGCTGATGGAGCTGAAGCTCTTGCAGACGAAGCAATTCCAGATATAACTAATCAAAATGCTGCTGGTACAATTGGTGGTGGTGACATTGGTGCAACAGAAACTAATCCTGCTGTATTAAATGACTCTCCTGTCGGTACTTACACTTCTGCAACTGGTCAAACTACAGTTCAAGGTGAAGCATTAGGAGATAGTGGAACTAACGCATTTGCTGAAATGGCATTCAGTATTGAAAAACATACTGTTACTGCTGTAACTCGTGCAATGAAAGCTGAGTACACAATGGAATTAGCACAAGACCTTAAAGCAATTCATGGTCTAGACGCTGAAACTGAACTTGCAAATATCTTATCTGCTGAAATACTTGCAGAAATAAATAGAGAAGTTGTAAGAAACATCTATGTGTCTGCTGTTAAAGGTGCGACTGTTAATACAACAACTGCTGGTATCTTCGATTTAGATACTGACTCAAATGGTCGTTGGTCTGTTGAAAAATTTAAAGGATTAATGTTTCAACTAGAAAGAGACTCAAACGCTATTGGTCAACAAACTCGTAGAGGTAAAGGTAACATAATCTTATGTTCTGCTGATGTTGCATCTGCATTACAAATGGCTGGTGTTCTTGATTATACTCCTGCGTTATCAAACAACCTAAATGTAGATGACACTACAACAACTTTTGCTGGTGTTATGAACGGTAGATATAAAGTGTATGTTGATCCATATGCTGCTAATGTTTCTGCTTCTCAGTACTATGTTGCTGGTTATAAAGGTACATCACCTTATGATGCTGGTATGTTCTATTGCCCGTATGTTCCATTACAAATGGTTCGTGCTGTTGGTGAAAATACATTCCAACCTAAAATCGGCTTCAAAACTCGTTACGGAATGGCTTCAAATCCATTCTCAACTGGTACAGTTGCTGCTGGTTCAGACGGTTCAATAACATTTACTGGAAATACTAACAAGTACTACAGACGTGTTAAAGTCGCTAACCTTATGTAATCATAAGATTACAACGAATAAATTAGAGAGGGGTCTTGCGACCCCTCTTTTTTTTTGTATAAATAGTAGTATGACAACATCTCAATCACCACTATCAAGACAACCAACAAAGTTAGACTATGCAAGTCCAACACAGTTTAGGTTTATGCTTAATCAACTTCCAAAGGTTGAGTTTTTTACTACGGCTACAAACTTACCTGGCATCACTTTGTCAGAGGCAGTTCAAAATACACCATTTAAAGATATACCAATGCCTGGCAATAAACTTGATTATGGTGATTTAGAAGTAACTTTTATATGTGATGAGTATCTAGAAAACTATACTTCTTTACATGAATGGATGCTTGCTTTTGGATTTCCTAAAAATAGAGAACAGTTTAGTACCTTTAGAAGTACTACATCAAATGCACCTACTGATACAAGAGGTTCTAATAAAGACATTGGTGTTACAAGTGCATCTACAGCCTTGAAAGGAATGTTCTCAGACGCAACTCTTACAATACTGTCTAATAAAAACAATCCTATAGTAGAAGTTCGTTATGCTGATATATTTCCAACTGCACTTAGTGGATTAGAATTTAATCAAAATGCAACAGATGTGGAGTATATATCTGCAACAGCAACATTCAAATACAAATTGTACGAAATAATAACACTATAAATAGTTCTATATAATGGAGTGAATATGACACTAGATGAATTGCAAGCACAAGCTGCACACGACTTAAAAGTAAATGATGAACACCTTGATACCGAATCTCTTAAAAATCAAGAAATCAAAGCAAAATATCTTAATCACAAATCAAAGTTTGAATTACTTTTGTATAGAGCAAAGGGTGATTACAAACGACTGTATCGTGATAAGTGGGAATACTATGGTGGTAAGGCTGATGCAAAAATATATGTCACCAAACCTTTTGATCTCAAAGTTCTCAAAACAGATTTAAGTGTTTATATCGAATCAGATGATGATATTATAAACGCAGAAAATAAGATATCATATTTACAGACAGTTGTCAAGTATATTGATGGTGTTATTAAATCTATTGACAATCGTGGTTGGGATATATCTCATGCGATTAAATGGAAACAATTTGAAGCTGGAATGGTATAATGAAAAGTTACTCTGAGTATATTGGACACTACAAAAATATCGTTGACAGTAAATTATGTGATAGTATAACAGCTTATTCTCAAAAATCTTATACATTTGCACCATCTATGTACGCTACATCTACTGGTACGTCTGCAAGGAGTTCTAAGAGGGTATCTATGATGGATTGCTGGATTAAATCTACCGATAAATACTATGAAGAAATCAAATTGTGTTATGCAGAAACTATAAAGAACTATCAAGAGGAACACAAAGATTTCAAATGTGAAAGACATACTGATTTTAGATTAAACAAATACGGCCCAGGCGGATTTATGTCTAGACATATTGACAATATCCACCACTCTCATGGACAACAATACGGACACCCACAAGCATCAATCTTATTATTCTTAAATGATGATTATAAAGGTGGTGATTTGATAATTGGGGATAATAATTATAATACTAAAAAGGGTGATGCTATTATGTTTCCTTCAAACTTTATGTTTCCACACGAAGTACTAGAGGTAGAAAGTGGAACAAGGTATAGTACAATAACATGGGTGATGTAAAAAAATGGGATTTATTCCCTACAAAAATATTTGAAAGTAAATTTGTTGCAAATGATGAAATATTAGATTATGTTGATAAAGTAGAATATAACAAGCATGGAGACCTTTATCAATCAATAAATAATAATCTACAAAATATTGGTGTATTCAAACCTTTTATAAACCATATATATTCTCTAACAGTAGAAATGTGTGAAACGTATGCATATGATTATAGAAAAATAGATATTACAAGTATGTGGATAAACGTGTCTGAACCAAATGCATCTCACCCACCACACACACATTCTAATAATGTATTTTCTGGTGTTTGGTATCCTTGTGAAAATATAAATACATCACGTATACACTTCATTGACCCTAGACCACAAGCAAATCAATTAACACCAAAAAGAAAAAAACCAAATATGAATAATGGTGGAGTATTAAGATTTAATTCTAATAAAGATACTATGTATATGTTTCCAGCATGGTTAATGCATTGGGTGCCACCTACACCTAATAAAAGAATCAGTATATCTTTTAATGTAATACTTAGAGGTGAGTATGGTGAAGAAAACACATTACAAAATGCAAATATCTAAAATAAACGAAGTCTATTTAAAGATTGAAACGGATTCTGGTATAGAGAGGGAACTCTCAGACTATTTTACCTTTGATGTTCCTGGCTATAAGTTTATGCCTGCGTATCGTAATAAGATATGGGATGGTAAGATACGACTATTTTCACCAGCAACAGGAAAGATTTATGTAGGGTTGTTACCATATATTAAAGATTTCTGTTATAAAAATGATATTGAATATATAATAGATAAGGAATTAGAAGATGTTAGAGAAATATCCAAATCAACTGTTAAGGGATTCGTCAGAGCTCTTAAACCAAAAACTAAAGGTAAATCACTTAAAGTCCGTGATTACCAACTTGATGCTATCGAGTATGCTATTAAGTCAAATAGGGGTCTTCTTGTTGCTCCTACTGCTTCAGGTAAATCGTTAATCATCTATGCTTTAATTCGTTATTATCAAATGATGAAACTAAGAACTTTAATACTTGTACCAACCACATCACTTGTCGAACAAATGTATTCAGACTTTGAGGATTATGGTTGGAGTTCTGATATGCATTGTCAAAAGGTCTATCAAGGATATACAACAAAGGTTACGAAAGACGTTGTAATATCTACATGGCAATCCATCTATAAGATGCCTAAGAAATACTTTGAACAATTTGGGTGCGTGATTGGTGATGAAGCTCATATGTTTAAGGCTAAATCTCTTACAGGTATTATGACAAAACTACATTTGTGTAAATATAGATTTGGGTTGACAGGTACATTAGATGGAACACAGACACATAGATTAGTTCTAGAAGGTTTATTTGGTACTGTTGAAAGAGTAACAACAACAAAGAAACTTATGGAAAGTAATTATCTTGCAGAATTAAATATAGAATGTATTGTGTTAAAACATTCTGAACAAGAAAGTAAAAATGTAAAAGGATTAAATTATGCAGATGAAATCAATTATCTGGTTTTATGCAACGCTAGGAATAATTTTATTACTACTTTGTGTAACAATCTAAAAAGTAACACACTTTGTCTTTTTCAATTAGTAGAAAAACATGGAGCTGTTCTTTATGAGATGATGAAAGGTTTTGATAGGAAAGTATTCTTTGTACATGGTGGTACAGATACAAAAACAAGAGAAGAGATTAGGAGTATTACAGAAAATGAAAAAGATGCTATCATCATTGCATCATATGGTACGTTTAGTACTGGTATCAATATTCGTAATATCCATAATGTCGTGTTCGCATCACCCTCAAAGAGCCGAATACGAGTTCTTCAAAGTATTGGCAGAGGACTTCGTAGGAGTGATACTAAAGATTCCATTCGATTGTTTGATTTGTCAGACGACTTATCCGTAAAGGGACATCAAAACTTTACATTAAGACATTTTCATGCAAGACTAAATATATATAACCAAGAAGAGTTTAATTACAAAATAGACAAGGTAAACATATAATGAATAAATTTCAATATTTAAAATTCAAAAGAATGAATAAATTTATTAAAAGTGAATGTGGTTTAAATAAGTATGAGGAACTTTCAAGCTATAAAAGTGTATTAGGAAGAGTACGTTTTTATTGGTTTGTTTTAATAGCAAGTATAAGAGATAGGGTAAACCTATGAGTAATTTTCAAGTATTAAAATTAGCTAATGGTGAAGATGTAATATGTAATCTTGTGGAAACAAAAGAAAGTACATTTAAAATAACATCACCTCTTAAAATGGATACTATTAATAGAATAACAAAGAAGGGTGTTTCCGAATCACTTGCCCTTACCAGATGGATACAACCATTTTCAGACCAAGAAGAGTTTCATGTACAAAAGAGTAATGTTATACTAATGGCAGAAGCCTCTGTTGGTCTTACACGATACTATCAATATGTTTTACGAACTTTAGATGGTATGATGACTACTGAAAAATTCAATCCAACAGAAATAAGTGAAGACGAGTTTCAAGAAGCTTTAGAACTAAAGCAAATCTTAGACGCCGAAAAGAAAAAAGTAATAATAGAAGATGATGTTCCACAAGAAGATATCATTAATGAAGAAGAAAGAGAAAATATATTATTAGACTTAATGAACTCTAAGAAGACAATACATTAATTATCTTTCTCAAAGAACTACATAAATGATTATACACTATTTTACAATCTTGTCAATAGATAAATTAAACATATTATTTCCTTGACAAATCCTATGTTATCTGGTATGATAAAGACTTATATTAATGGAGAAATTAAATATGGCAAGAGCAATAAAAAAGAAAAGTGTTCATTATGTGGACAACAAAAAGTTTTTAGAAGCTATGCAGGAATGGAAAGATAAGTGTAAGGAATCAGAAGAAACTAGTGAAGACCGACCAAGAATTACAAATTATGTAGGAGAATGTTTTTTAAAGATTGCAAGAGGTCTATCATACAGACCTAACTTTATTAACTATACCTATAAAGAAGATATGATTTCAGATGGAATAGAAAACTGCTTACAGTATATGCATAATTTTAATCCAGAGAAATCTAATAATCCCTTCGCATATTTTACACAAATTATCTACTATGCCTTCATAAGAAGAATTCAAAGAGAAAAAAAACAAACACACGTTAAACATAGAATTATAAGTAAGGCAGACTTTCAAGCTTTCGTTGTTATGGAAGGTGATGATAGAAATTATTCAGTAGGTGGATTTGACCCCAATATAATGGTGCCAGATGAAGCTGTGTATAATCCTAAAAAGAAAGTTAAAGAGAAACCTAAAAAAGGTTTAGAAATGTTTATGGAGTCTACAGATTGA